CAAGAGAGACGATTACATCAACGTCGGCAGGCACTAAAGCTAGAGCAGCATTTCTTGCTAGGTCAAAACGCCACGGGATGATTGAGATGTCGTAAACAGTAATACCGCACTCTCTAGCAAGATCAGCGGTTCCATCTGTTGAGCCTGTGTCAGCAAGAATAATTAAGTCGGCATCTTTGGCCGACTCGTAAAAACGCTTTACAAACTGAGCTTCGTTTTTTGAGATTGCGTTAACGCATATTTTCATGTCGTATCCATTGTTTTATATAGAATCCGTGCCAGTCATGCTAGGAACAATCCACTGGCAAGTTGCTTCGTCTAATACTGCGTCTGGTGTTGGTTTGGGTGGAATAAACGCGTCCCGTTGGGAATCGTAGGTGTAACCGATGCCTGCGGGATTTTTTCTAATCCTTGCATTGAAACTTGTCTGCTTCCAGTACGGATAGCCGCCTGACCAGTTCTGCAAGAACCAAACGCCCTTCCATTCTTGCTCTTGTCCGTTTTGGTCAAGAAGCTCGTTGTTGTGAACTGACACAACGTCAATCACGACATTGTTTTGATCCAGTTTTGCGAAATAAGCCATATCCAACCTCAGAATGTAATTGTGCCGTTGCCAGTGAACTTATAGGTCCGATAACCACCAGAAACGGTGATTGTGGGCAACCCAGTCGTTGCGCTAGCTGCTGGGTAAGTGTCTGCATAGCGAATGATGACAACACCAGAACCACCGTTACCACCATTAACAGTCTGAAATCCACTATTTGAACCACCACCACCGCCGCCACCACCACCAGTGTTTATCGTTCCAGCAGTTCCGTTAGAAACCGAACCATTATTACCAGAAGCACTTCCTGCACCGCCGACGCCACTGCCGCCAGCACCACCTGCATAACTTCCGCTTTGGAGAATTGCGCTACCGCCCCCACCTCCGCCGCCAGCATAATAAGTTCCTGAACTGGCAGGCCATTCTGAACCTGTGCCACCAACACCACCAACATAAGTTGTTACAGCATTACCATTCCCACCGGCACCCCCCTTACCTCCACCACCACCACCGGCTTGATTTGCCCCGTCACCTCCTGCACTTCCTTCTCCGGAAGTTCCTGCGTATCCCGTTGTGATAACTAACCCAGACCCACCGCCGCCAGATCCGCCAGTTGTTCCAGCTTTGTTGTTAAACGCTGCACCACCACCGCCGCCTGTAGTACTAACTGTTGTAAACCCAGTAGCTGCAAGCGAAGATGTGCCGCCTTGAGATCCAGCAGCCTGTCCTGATCCACCAGCACCAAAACCACCAACTGTGACCGTAAATACAGTTCCGAAAGCAATGGCAGTAGCAGTCCCTGTTTTCATGCCTCCAGCGCCACCACCACCACCTGCCGGAGTTTCTTTAGACCCGCCGCCACCACCGCCACCAGCGACAACTGCGTAATCAAACGAAAGTGATTGCAGGACTGGTGTTGAAAGATTTGATGCGTAAGAAATCCAACCTTGTGTGGAATCTACATATACAAGATTTACCGCTCCCCTTTCGGTGGAAACAAGGCCGCTTGACGCAGTGCCATTTATCTTGTTCCCATTAGGACTAATCGTCAGGTTATTGGTATCCCACGTTCCCGCATAGTCCACAAGCGTAATCAGATCACCCGCACTAGGACTTGCAGGTAAGGTCACGGTAAAGGCTGCTGAGGTCGTATTACAAGGGTATCCACGCCCAGAAACGGCTGTAAAGCCTGTTGTCTGTACTGCCTGCCACGAGACACCACTAGAGCCACTACTGGCTGAAGTAAGCTGACCCTGTGCGTTTACCGTGATGTTGGCGTTGGTATACGAACCGGCAGTGACCCCAGTGTTTGTAATGTTGGCATTCGTGATCTTTGTGGTCATGACTTAATCCTTAAACGGAATCCCCAACACTATCAGCAAACACAATCTCAATAGGCGCAATTTCTGCCGTCACCGGATAAGCGCACTCCACCCACGCTTTATCGCCGTGGTTCCAGTTCCATTGGAAACCAGCCCTGTCTTGTGGCTTTGGATCACGGATGACCCACTCACTTCCCCACCACACCACTTCTTTGCCCTCTGGACAGGCAGGTGCATCAGGGACTTCGATCCAGCCTTCAGTGCCATCTGTCGCAGGCTTTGGTATTGATCCTAGTTTGCTGTAGAGCATGTGTTACCTCACTGAACTGGGAAGGGCGCAGTAGGCGCTGTGAAGTTGGCTGTGTAACGGGCAAATCTACTGACCCTAAAATCATCAATATAGCCATCAAGCAAATTACCTGTTCCAAACCATCCACCGATAGTCAAATACTGTTTTGTGTAGTTATTTGTGTCGGCTTGTGACAATCCAGGAACGGCAGTTCCATCAACATAGAGCTTTGTGGTTCCTGAATACCTAACCATTGCAACGTGATACCAAGTGTTAATTGACGGTATCAAACTTGTTGCTTCATATGCTGTTGTTCCAATAAAAAACCCCCATTTGCCTGACGGATCACCCGTTCCAATGGCTGGCCCACTCAATGTCGAATTGAGATAAGCAGTGTCTATTTGGCAAATGCCCTGACCATTTGAGACGGTCGTTGATGAAAAACGAACCCAACACTCAATAGTAAAGTCACCTGTGCCAAAAGCATAAAACGGAGAAGGAGGTGGTTTCAGATAGTCAGTCGTTCCATTAAACAACATCGACCCACCACCCCACTTGCTCTGTGCAGTGCTGATCTGTGCATTGCCCTCTGTCTCCAGCACGTTCTTCGCAGTGGCATCGACGACACCAGCGTTGGTGAAGTTAAGGAGGAGGGAGGTATTGGTGATGTTGGTGAGAGGTGCTGTGGGAGGGGTGAAGGCTGTTCCACTAGGATAAAGACAGGTTCCTTTTAACAAACGAAAACTTGATATATAGCCGCCAAAATAGTTTCCATTAAATTCACCTGCTCTGCCTATTGCAAACTGGCTTGAAGAATCATTGACTGATGCGGTTGAAATTGAAGCAGTCCCATCCTGACCGCCGTTGATATATTGACGCAATGTCGTTCCATCACGGACAAAAGCAATATGGTTCCACGTATTTGCTACTAAAGACGCTGTACTTGTACACAAGTAATCTGTAGTTCCAGAAAAAGCACCATTGATTACTTTATTAGAAGCGTCCGTACCACCACGAATAGATATTGAAGCTGACGATCCACCACTATCAACTTGACCATACGCCCTAAACGTACTGCCTGTCCCGTTCCAATATACCCAATATTCAACCGTGAAGTCTCCGGTTCCCATCGTAAACGCCGCATTGTCAGCAACACTCAAATAATCCCCACTCCCATCAAAGTACCCTGACCCACCCACTGCGGCAGCACTGTAGGAGGACGTTGGTGCGAAGGGGGAGAAGGGGGTGACTGAGGGTGAGCCTGTTACCGTAATCGTCTTAGCGGTTGTCTGCGTGTTCGTATCAACAAAACGATTGCTTTGGCACGTTAAAAGAACCGTATTGGTGATCGCAGTAAGTGGTGATGTTGGTGGGGTGAATGCGCCCGTATAAACAGGAGAGCCTTTTACAAGACGCACGTTGGATATATATGTATTTGAAACACCAACGAAAGACCCGTTGTATGTCTGGCCGATACACAGACCATTAGCGGCAATTCCCGTAAAACTCGTTGTGATCTGTGCGCTTCCTTTACTTACCCCGTCAACGTAGATGACGGTGTTACCAGCTCCGGCTCCGCTTCTTACCAAAGCAAGGTGATGCCATGTATTAAGAGCTATTGCGCCCGACGAAGTTGTTAAAGGCGCACCACCGTTTGTATATAGACTTACAGTTGTAGTTCCACCCGGAAGGTAAAAAATAAAGCCGTTCTGACCAGCGTTTTCATTTCCGATACAGACCAACTGGCCTGACGATGAATTTGCAGTAACGTACACCCACATCTCTAAGCAAAAATCACCTGTCAAATCAAGGTCGGTGCTATCCGGTATGGTCAATCGGTAATTAGCTGATCCATCAAAGCGGTTTGACCACCCCGTCTGTGAGAACGGGCTAAAGGTTCCCTGCGTAGTGTCACCGTTGCGGGTGATGGTGAAGTTGTTAGTGGACGAGTCTAAGAACGTGTTGTTCTGTGCGCCGTTGGTGCCGTTGCCGGGGAGCAGCAGGGTTACAAGGTTGAAGTAGGTGTCTTTGACTGCGCCAGATACACCCGCAATCAGGGCGTTGAGAATGCCGGTCATGTTAGGTCAACCCGTTGCCAGAGATCAGCCACGTTGTTGATGTCATCTTGATCGCTGTTGCAATCCCGTACTGAGCCAGCGTCCTTGTGCCCGTGCTACCCGTTCCTGCTTGATACATCGTGTCGGTCGTGATTGCAATCGACAGGCTGCTAGAGCTCATGTTAATGAACGTCAGCACTGTACCTGTCTCAAACGCTACAGAAGCATTGGCAGGGATCGTGAACGTCACACCAGAGCCAGAAGCGAGATAAATGGTCTTGCCCTGATCGCCGTCCACTATCGGATAGTTGGCCGTCTTACTATCTAATGGCGCATTCAGATAACCCAGTGTAGTGCTTGCAACCGTAGGCAGGGTTTGTGTGATGGAGCTATTGGTTGCCGACGACTGAATGGTGTGAGCGCCAGTACCGCTAGAGTTACCTTGAACGACAAATGAGGACATGACACTTTCCTTTAGAAATTCATAACAACCCAGCGCTCGCCGGTACCTACCGTTACGCCGACGCTTGTATTAACCGTAACAGGACCTACGCTTAACCCGTTATACCCGTCGGTGATGGTGTAATTGCTTGAGATCGTGCGCCGGTTCTCAAGAATGACCGATGAACCTCCACCACCTCCACCGCTGATCGTTACCGTGACTGCCGTTCCTACTGCGGTTGCCGTTACACCAGCACCAACAAAGTCAAAAGAAGTTACACCAGACGTTAGTAGGGTGCCATCATCTGAGACCGAGATATTAGTGCCTGTGCCAGAGGGTCCTGTAGGCCCTGTCGGTCCAATGCTGCCTGTAGGACCCGGAACTGTAGAAGCCGCCCCTGTAGGGCCTGTTGGGCCTGCTACGGTCGAAGCCGCACCCGTGGGACCCGTTGGACCTGCCACAGTAGACGCAGCTCCAGTGGGACCTGTTGGTCCGGGTACAGTTGAATCAGCACCGGTTGGTCCCGTAGGTCCCGCGACTGTAGAGGCTGCACCAGTAGGTCCGGTTGGCCCAGCTACCGTAGAAGCCGCTCCAGTTGGCCCAGTCGGACCAGCGACAGTAGATGCAGAACCTGTGGGGCCAGTAGGCCCGATGTCGCCTTGAGCACCCGTCGGGCCGGTGGGGCCGGCATTACCTTGAGCACCCGTAGGACCAGTATTCCCCTGAGCGCCTGTTGGGCCGACGTTACCTTGAGCACCCGTGGGTCCCGTTGGGCCAGTGCTGCCCGTTGGGCCAATGGCACCGGTTGGGCCAATGTTCCCTTGTGGACCCTGACTACCAGTCGGGCCAGCCACACCCGTCGGGCCTTGTGCGCCGGTGGGACCTTGACTGCCGGTTGGGCCGGTCACTCCCTGAATGCCCTGTGCGCCTTGAGCGCCCGTCGCACCGGTCGGGCCGAGCTGCGTAAACATCACTTGTTGAGCCGTCAGAATGACTGATGGCACAGCAGGACGTACAGGGTTAATTTGTCCCGGCTCGGCTAAGAGTGCAATATTTACATTTGTTGCTTGCCAGTACAGCTCAACATAATCGTTAGCCGCGACCTGAAGCATGTAGTTCCACGCCGCTACTTCTTTTGCTTGCGCCGCACTTCCAGTGATCGTTACTTTCGTCGACGATTCGGAAATGTTTACGCCATTCTTTGCAAACCAGATCTCTACAGTGTCCGTCCCAGATCCAGACGTTCTATCAATCTGCGCGGAAAACTGGATGTTGTAAACACCCGCATAAGCAAACGTCAGCCTTGAGCCGGAGACGATACTTACACCAGAGCTATTAGGATCAGTGTTATTAAGCGTGATCGCGTAAGCGGTGGTTGTAGATGCAATCGTCTGTGTTGTATCGGAGTAGAAAGAACCCCAATAACCGAGGGCTCCTCCCGCCCCGGTCGGGCCCGTCGGGCCGACACCCGCAGAGACGTTTACAGTAACCGCATCGCCCGCAGCGGTCGCCGTAACACCAGAACCTGTGAAGTTAAAAGATGTGACGCTCGCTGTTAGCTGAGTGCCTTCATCTGATACCGAGATAGCACTTCCGCCACCCCCCGCAGGCCCTGTGGGGCCCGTAGGGCCAACACTCCCAGTGGCTCCGGGGCTTCCCGTTGGGCCAATACTTCCTTGACTGCCAGTTGGGCCCGCCTCACCGGTTGGTCCCTGACTTCCAGTGGGGCCTTGACTGCCGGTCGGGCCGGGCACAGTTGATGCGGAGCCTGTTGGCCCGGTGTTTCCAGTCGGTCCCTGACTGCCCGTAGGTCCGGGGACTGTAGAAGCAGCACCGGTAGGACCGGGCTGACCCGTGGGTCCTTGACTGCCTGTGGGGCCTTGAGCACCGGTCGGGCCCGTAGCTCCGCCGCCAATAATCGTGACCGTGACATCACCACCAACTGCTGTCGCTGTAGCACCGGGGCCAGTGATGTTAAGAGATGTGAGTCCTGACGTAATCTGTGTGCCAGCATTGGAGACGGGAATGTCCGCTCCTGCACCCGCAGGGCCCGTGGGGCCGATAACGCCCTGATCGACGACAAGCGTTACCTGTGTGCCGCCGGTGATAGTAAGGTTAACGTCGCTCAATTTGTCACCCCGTTTGATCTGACGAGGAACAACAAAAAGACAATAAGGTCTTGAGCAGGTGTAGATCCGCTAGCAGGGATAGCTATCGTGATGTTCCCAGAAAAACCGACAGGGTTGTTAGCGTTAATGTCTAGTTGTACATCTGTTGACAGCACCGACCACGCAGCCTCATCTATCACGAGAGTAAACGATCCACCAGAGAGATTCTGATTCGTGATCGTGAGATTTACTGGAGTGGGAGCTGGCGTGTAATCGGAAATGTCGAATGTCAAACCGTATCTGGAGTCTCTGACGTTTGAGAGTTGTCTACGGATGATCTGACTTGTGATGGTCGCGCCGGTTAGGTTGAATGGCGAACCCGATTCATTATTGAGCGTAAGATTCCAGTAAGTTTTCTGGTTGTATACCAGCTCACCGGCAATAATCTGATTGTTGAACCCGCTGACCTGTGTCAACGTATTCTTGTTGAAGATAGCCAATTTTCCCTCGCTCGGTAAGATTGACGTTCGCTAGGCACTCCCAGCAGAACGATGGCTGTCTTGTCTTTTCTTGATTCTACGGCTTTTGCTCTAGCGACGCAATCCTTGCCTCTAGTTCTTTCACCGCGTTAGTAAGCACAGCGATCATCTCAGTCATCGCAAGCCCGAGACGCTGACCTTTAGGTGTGTCAACAGAAGAAACCACTTCAGGAATGATCGACTCAACATCCTGAGCGATAAAGCCTAAGTGAGGATCGGCCTGACCGATGTAATTGAATTTCACGGGTTGCAAAGCAAGGATCTTTTGAAGTCCACCACTGTAGTTCTGGATGTTCTCTTTGACGTTTCTATCTGATGAGTTAACCCACGAACCTGCATCAGCATAAGCATTACCGTTGGAGTTGAATGTCCACGTCTGGGAGGCGCTGCTTGTATAAAGAACAAGATTAGATCCGACCGTCCCATAGGAACCCGAACCATTCGTAAAAACCCACGAATTATCGGCGAAAGTCGTTCCTCTCAGTGAGGCTGTCTTACCGGAAGCAAGAGCGATAGAGTTTGTCCACGGGTCGGGCAACGAAGGCGTAGCTCCCGTCGGGCCTGTTGCTCCCTGCGGGCCGGTCGGGCCGGGAACGGTAGACGCTGCGCCGGTGGGGCCCTGTGGGCCTGTCGGTCCGGGAACCGTTGATGCTGGGCCAGTAGCACCCTGCGGGCCAGTAGGACCGGGATTTCCTTGTATACCCTGATCGCCCTGAATACCTTGTATACCTTGCGGGCCCGTTGGCCCCGTAGGCCCGGCAATCCCTGAAGCCCACGAACCGTCACCCCTCAAGAAGGTCGTCGTGTTGTTGGGGATGTTTTGAATTTGGGTAAAGCTAGATGAAGTGTTAGGAAAGTAATAAACATTGGAAGCAATGCCGCCACTAGAAATGCTTATTGCATAGCCATTGACGTTAGAAAAAGTTGATGCGGCAGTGCTTGTTCCAGATCCGGTTTTTGCAACAACTAACGCTTCCGCTAAGAACGAACTAAAGTAAGCGCCTTTTACGAGCGGAGATCCTGCGCCATTAGGCACTTTGAGAGTGAATTGACCAGATGCGCCGCCTAAAAATTGAACCGCACAATCTGCATACGGATAGTTAACCGCATTGACACTCAGGATCTTTGTGTCGTAGCCAGATACGCCGAGAGAAAACCACGGTGTAGAACCGCCAGAAGATGAATAGCCTTGAATCTCAAGGTTATTGGAGTTGTTGATCGTGATTCGGTTTGCTCCGGTTCCAGAGGCTATCTCTCCCCGGAGATACGCAGCAGACGCATATAGGCCACCAGAGGTCTTATCTAAGTACCATCCCGCCGTTCCATAATTGGAAGAGGTCGGAGGAATAGGACCGTTGTAGTTGTCAGAAAGAATGCTCTGAAACACAGAAGCGGCTATAGGTCCTGTCCACGCTGTTGAATTAGCGGGTACTCCATCTACCGTCACTGCGTTGGCGTTATATCTTCCCTGTAGATACCAGAGTACTTGACCGATAGAGATACCGGGAACCGTGGACGACCATCCAGCAGGCACAGACGATCCAGAGGTCGGCGTTGAGAAAGAAGGTGTTGATGCGGTCTGCGACTGAACTAGGTACGCGTTAATAAAAGCTATGCCTACAAGCCCCGAACTTCCTGTAGGCCCAGACCCACCTGTAGGACCCTGTGGACCCGGATCTCCTTGCGGGCCTTGACTTCCTGTAGGGCCCTGTGCGCCAGTGGGTCCTGCCATTCCTGTGGGCGACCACACAAACGCTGCGCTCGTAGCCGACAGTGCGCTCTTAGCTGACTCGTTGGAAACAGAAAAGGCGAAGTACCACGTTCCACCGGCTATCTGTAGATTCTGAAACTTAACGGTGCTTGAGTTTGCAAACGTCGATCCGTTGCTCAGGATTTGAGAGCTGATGACTTTCCAGTCTGTTGCAGAAGGAGTCGCAGAACTTGTATAAAACAATGTGACAGTAGTGACTCGACCTACAGTCGGCATCGTGCAAGTAGCCGAAAATGTCGGAGGCGCAGCAGAAGGTGCAAGATCGCCTAAGACCGGAGCATTCAGACTCGAGAAGTAAGTCGGAGACGGCAGGCTAGAGTTAGGCGCAGGAGCAAACGCTGTAATACTTGAGTCGTCATAAACGTCAGCGTTGTATTCAGATAGTTCTAATGTAGCTCCTAAGTTCCCGTCATCTACCGTAGCCTCGGACACCTTCATGACTCGGAAGAGCTTGTTTGTCCATCCGTAGTCTGCGTTTGTAATGTCAACCACATCACCAGCATCGACTTGTATGCCCGGATATGTCGAGGTAATGGTGACGATGAGATCTTCTCGTGCCTGTTCTAACCTTCTATTACCGAGGTACTGGGCTTGCACAGAGTTGTTGCAAAAGTCTAGGCTGGTTGTCTGTCTGTTATCAGGTTCGTTGGGGTATCTCAAACCAGCAGGTGTCTCAAGAAACACCATATCGGGCTGATCCCGATTGTCTTTAGATGGGAACTCAATTTGTATCTGATTGATCTGCTGATTGATGTCGATCGCAGAGACTCTGATCTCACCGATCAAGTTTGAGTCATTGAACGAGAATGTAGAACTATCGGCTTTGTTGATAATGATCGACCAAAGTCCAGAAGCGGCGTTATAAGCCATCCAACTATCAGAGCACTCCAGCATCTTCTCGACGTTATCTAATACTGGCCTTCCCGTGTCTATGACACCGTTAATTCTGTATCGGGCTTGTGTGGCCGATCCGCCTCCAGAAGGCGTATAGGTAATGGTCTGATCCGAGTAAGTGTTAAGAGCTGTCGCGCTTGCAGAGTCCACGAGACCAGTCATGCCTGCACCGTAACGCTCGTCTGTCATATAGTCGTACCACGCATCGCCGGGCTTACAAACAGATCCTCCTTTAGGAAGGTGTGTGCAGTAAAACGTTATTGGCTGTAGGCCTGTCGTGCCTGCGTCAGCGTTGTAATTCAGCTTGACGATTGCAAACGCTAATCCGTTCATCTGACGGCCAGATGCAGGCCAGCGAAGAGATGCGGGGATCTCAGATCCGCCCATCGTTACATTAGGTGCGGTTCCGTTTACAGGAGTAATAACGCCAGCATTCGTAGATGTGTAAAGACTGATGTACAGATTGCCCGAGATCTTGTCATCGACATTACTTGCACCATCGGTCAGGGATACTACTTTAGTCTGATCTACATTATCAAACGTGATTAAGCGATCACCGTAGTAAAACTTTTGCGTGTCATAAGTAAAGGTTGCGGACGCATCCGACGATATAGAACTTATGGCTATGACGTAGTACATCGTCTTTTGATCGGTTGTCAGCACCGCATCGACAAAGGTTCCGCCTAGCCACGCACTGCCATAAACGACAGGGATGGAATTACTGTTAGCAGGAGGCATTTGCTGCCTAGCGCCCATATCCTGAGCCTGCGAGGGCTTGTTACCAAAAGCTCGCGTAACGACAAAGGAAACCGCAAAGTTGATTGCAAAGGTCGCAGCTGCAAGACCAATAGATCCTAATGCAGCTCCGGCAGCGGCCATTGATCCATAAACTGCGCTTAAGACAATTGATGCTGGCATGATCTACTCTCGAAAGAAGGTCGCTTGCAAGGGCTTGAATTTATACTTCGTATAGTCTATTTCCGGGCTAGATGGCATCAGGCTTGTACACACAATGTCCACACGTTTTTGATCCAGCATGTATTGAGCGAGTTGATTAAACCTTAACCACAATCTCCCGCCGATACTTGTATTTCTGTACTCTGGCATGACCCACCACGCCACCTCGTGAAGCTCTCTTATGTGGCGATTCCAAAAGTTCCTGCCAACATAAGCCGCTAAAAACCCGCGAAGATTGTCATCAACAAGAACAAATCCTCGACCGTTAATCATTTGATCGAATAGATTTTTAACCTGATCTATGTTCTGATTTTCTTGTAGCGCCTTGATACCGGCTTCTTTTGCATAAGCCTTCATCATCTCAATGAAGTGAGGCAGATCGTATTTTGTCGCGTATCTCATTGTCCGATACGGTCCGTATCTAATTTGCGTTGAATATCCGTCTCTACGCCAACAACCACATCCGATCCCGGCGCTGATTGAGAGCCAGATTGCGGTGGAGCGCCAAAGTCAAAATACTGTCCAGCAATCGCCGCAACTCGACTCATGCTTGTATCGCCCGAGTATTGTTGTTGCCAGCTATTTACGTTTGTGCGAATGCCTGCAATTCTGTTTTCCAGAATGGCCCTGAAAGAAGCGCAAGAGATCGACGCTGTAACCGTTCTGCTTCTTAGTTGCTCGTTCCAGTCCTCAGTCAGGCTGATGTTGGAAACAATCCCCTGATAACGCTTGAAGAATTGTGTGCTAGGGCTTGTGATGATCTGGTAGTTGGAGTCGAAGAATCCTCGCCAGATCTCGACAGTCGAACCCTTGATGTTTGATCCTAAGACCAATGATACGTTTGTCGGGTCGATGCCTACAAGACCGATCACCATATCAATTGATGTGGCCTTAATTTCTCGATTAACTGCACCGACAGACAAGAGACTTCCCAGATTTGAGAACGTCGTGCCGCCAACCGTAATAGGAGCAGCAGCGTTACAAAATGCGTAAGTTGTTGTCGATGTCGTAAGTTTGACGAATTCACCGTGAGTAATGCTTGCGCTATTTAGCGCTGTCATTGGCGTACTCACTGGACGTTCTCCCTAAAGACAAAGTCTGAATTCCACTCTACGAAAGCACCGTTAGTCATCGGGTTTAACGTGTAAATAGGACAAGACTCCGCAACCACAGAGAACGTGCAGGAAGCCCCTACAGCCGTTAATGTGCCCGTAGAGGGTGTTCCTATCACCGGGCGATGTAACGTGACGCTAACGGTCGATCCTGAGCCTCTCAGCACCTCTGTGGTGACCTTGTAGGGATAGTTTCCTATCTGGAGGAAGTCGCCAGCAGCAAAGACGACTGTAGACGCTGAAACAGCGGGAAGATTGCCGACAGAAATCGTTGTCGCGTTAGGCGCAGGAACGCTATCAAGGGTAAGGGCAGCAGCCTGTCCAGACGTAAGGCCACCTTTGTACTCTGTGAACCACTGAAGATTCGTAGTGTTAAATGTGATTGTCGCTGCAGTCTGTCTATCTAGATTGTCAATCGTCTGGATAACGTCTCTTACCTGCGGATAGTAAAGATAAGAATGAGGGCGAACCGTGAACACCCACGGAACCGAAGTTACATACTGCGCTGTCCTGACTTGCCCGGAGCGTGAATATTGCTGACCAACCATTCGACGGTTATTAACCGTGATGTATTGGGAGATGTTTAAGATGGTTTGGAAGCTCATGCCCGGCCTCTAGGTGATAGTGATTTTTGAGCGTAGGCATTAGCTGCCCATACCGCTCGGTTGCTGCCCATAATCCGATCCTCAAAAGACTTTACGTCGATCGCTTGTATGTTGTAGTTGACGACAGTCCCGCCGCCAGAGAATCCGCCGTTAGGGACGATCGTTCCGCTTGCTTTAGGTACAAATAACTCGGGGCCTTGTTCTCCAACGATATAAGGACGGCCACTTGCTACAGGGCCACCTTCTGCTCTAAACAGTCCTGCGAACGATGAGCCGCCGGGAATCATTGCATCAATAAAGCGATTGAGTGCTTTGGTAGCGAATCGCTGGAACAGACTTTGGGCAATATTCTTAAACGCCTGAGCGGCCGAGCTTCCTTTCATAAAGGCATCGACAATTTCTGCGCCTAAGCTCTTAAAGCCATCTCTTAGATCTTCTAGTAGTTCTTTAAGCGGATCGTGTTTTTTAGTAAAGTTTTCAAACGCAAGATCCACTGCCTTCAGATACTCTTTTTGATTTAACAGGCCCGAATAAAATAACTTGTCTAACGTCTCGACTTCTTTTTCTAAGGCTCTTAAGGGATCTATTGTTTGCTTAATTTTCTCTGCGGCTTGTACAAGCGACTCCCAGCTTTCACCCATTAGTTTTGATGGCGTATCTCCAGCAGGTGCCTGAAAACTAAGAGCAAAGTCTTTTGACTCCTCTTTTACAAAGCCTTTTAGCTCATCAAAAATAGTCTGCATTTGTTCCTTAGTAGGAAGAAACGCGTCAAGAAAGTTAGGCTTAGTCACATCCTCGGCGACTCTTTTTCCAGCCTGTAGTCCTATCAAGGTTTCTGCTTTTTTAGATGCTTCACCGCCGTACTTAGCGGCCTCAAACCTTAGCGCAGCATCCTCGCCTTCTCTGAGCTTTCTGATTTGAGCGTCTAAACTTTCTATGTAGGCTTTGGCACGATCCGCTTCTGATTTGGCAGCTTTTTCCGACTCTTTCTCTGCTTTTTTTAGGCTATCTGTTTTTGCATCTGCCGCTTCTTGATACGCCGTAATGACTCTAAGAAGCTGTTCTCTTAACTTCAGTCCTTCTTTCGTGGCTTCACCGCTTGCATTCTTTAGCCCAATAACAGCGTCACGAAGCTCCTCAAACGTTGCCTGACCTTGCTCAAACTTTCGTAGGGTGGAGAACAGTCTGGTGGCTTCTTGCTCTGAAACGCCCAGATCTTTTGCTAGCTTCTCAACTGGAGAATCCCTAAACAAATTGAAGATCTCGGGCAGCGCCAACTTCCACATCGGCGCGTATTCGTTTTGTACTGCTTTAGCAAATTCCTTGATCTCGTTTGTTAGCTTTAATTTTGAGATCTGCAACAGCTGGTCATAAAGCTCCATAAGAGCAGGGCCAGCTTCTTTGTGGTAACTCTCGGCTATTTCACTTAGCGATAAAGCGGCTTTGTTATTGGCCTCAATAAACTGAGTCGCCGCATCCGTCGCACCTTTTGTAGCATCGTCTAAGCCCTTAATGTCGCCTATGAGTTTTGTGATGCCAGCAGTAACAAGCGGAATCCCAACAGCCGCAAGAGCGCCCAGCACCACGCCCATCGTGCCGAATCCACTAAGTAGTTGCGGTAACTGTTGAGTAAGGGCTTGTGCAGCAGAAGTTCCTGCGGCAACCTGCGTAGAGAAATCCTGAACCTGATAACCGATGTTCCTCAGGTTGTATTGAAAGTTCTTTTTGGCATTCGCCGCGTCATTGAGAGCGGAGGAGTAATTTTTGGTTTGAGCGCTTGTAGACTCAAACGTACCGGCAAGCTCTTGAGCTTTCTTTTTGGCCTCGTCGGCACCCTTTTTGAACTCTGCGCTGTCTAGCGCTAGGCCGACCTGAAGGCCAGCAATCATCTTACCTGCCACGCTTCCCTCCTAGTATTTCAAGATACTCCGCCTTAAATCCGGGCAGCGAAGTAAAAGCCACAAAGTCGCGCTCTTGTCTTGTCATTTCTTTTGGAGGTACAAAATACGCCTCCATATGAGGGAAGAACTCTTGCGGTTTCATCGTCTTACTGCCTTTGGCCCACGATGACGCAAAGTTATAAACAACCGACATCAGATGAGACGAAAGTATTAGATTGTGTCTAGCACCAATCATCCCATCTCGATACATCAATTCTAACGCTCGAATGGTCGCTACATCAAGGCTATCAAAGACTTCAGGACTTTGACCGTTGAATATGGCCGCCGCCCTGATTTGCAGATATAGCGACCCCGTTAGTTTTTTTTCGTTTCCTCGTAGTCCGGGTTAACCACAGACTCAATAGATTTCACGAGTTCTTTGATCTCGACCTCGGACAATGTATCGGAGATGTCCTCGTAAGAAAGCGCAAACAAATCGTCGCCTTCTTTGAATCCAACCAGTGAGATCATTGCGATCTCTCGCATCTTCATGATTGACTTGTAACGCGCCGCATTCTTCATGCTAGAGCCGTTAACGACAACATCGTCATCTTTGACTTCAATGCCGTCGTCTGTAGGCGAAGCGAACTCCCACAGCGACTTAATAAGGTCCTGATATTCGGCCTCTATAAGTTCTGGAGTTGGCTTGCGGAGCTTGTCCATCAGGTTTTTCATCTCGTTACGAGTTGGTACATAAACCTGAAGCTCTTGATTTGCAAAGTTGATTGTCTTGTATTTTTGACGCTGGAATGCGCCTAGTCTTTCTTGTAGTTTCATTTTCGTTTTGCCCTGTGTTTATTTGCCCAGTTATTTAAGTGTGTGCCTAAGTCCGATCTTAAGATCTCCAGCATATTAGGTATAGCTGATTGGAAACCTCGCTTTATAAACGGTCTAGCAGGCTGCTGTGCTGTGCCGTACTCTAAGGCTTCTGTGGCAGGCCTGTAGTCGCCCTTCTCATCGTAATACTTGACACCAACATCCACATAGCCAAAAGCTAGCGTATTCTCGTTGAGATACTTCCTCTTCTTGTCTTTGCCGGAAGCTACTTTCGCGCCTACTCTGACGGTTGTCTTTAACCTACCGGTGTCCATAGGAGCACTTGCTTTTATGACATCCTTAGCAGGTACAACGGCTTTCCTAAGTGCAGGCACCAGTGATCTTTTTGCCGCAGTTGAGCCAAACTCTTGCTGTAGCTCAAGCAGCATACTCTCGAACTCTTTAAGACCCTTGACCTCAAACTCCACTGGTCACAATCCGCTTAAAGATGTGATCGTTGAGCTTTAGGACGTAGTCCACGACTTCATCAGGTGTCATGCAGTCAGCATGATTAGCTGCGATCTGATGGCATAGAGCAATGTTGATGAGACGCTGTTGCGGATACCCAAACCAGTTTTTAGCACCGGTTTGGGCCTGCGTGATGAGATAGCTCAGAAGATCGTCACTCGCTCGCTGCATATTGCCTCATTATATTTAGGCAGACAGCTTCAGCGGCTTCGGCTTCCTGTAAGGCGGCATCCACCTCTTGTAGGGTAAAGGGATGGCCTTTAGCGTATTGGTGAAGATCGCCATAGTATCCCTTCATGCCCTCAAGGAAATCAGACATTGTTTGACCAGCCATATTGATTACCTCTCGGATGAATGGTGAATGTCACCTGAGCTTCAGCACCGGGAGCAGGATCAGTTGTCCACTGACTTACGCGGCCATTGAAGGCGTAGTAAACAATGTTTGTACCGTCCGTTGCTGCGATAACAAACGTGCGATCAATCGTGCCGTTATAAGCGTCAGCGCGAAGCAAAAGAAGGTTAGTGTCGGCAGGATTCCACGCTGCTACAACCGTCATGCTCGTAGGTGCAGACTGAACGGGGATCTTGTCTGACTGACGCGAGCCAGCAACCGAGAAGTTAGCAACCGCATCGTCTTGACCAAAAGCAGGGATTGCTTCAACAGGCACAAGATTGGCCGCGACGGCGATAGCCGAAACGCTTGCAACCACAGAAAGATTTGCAGTCGTTAACGGGGTTGGAGTTGCAGTCGGTTGGCAATAGAGCGAGGCGCTAAAGCCGGGTAAAACTTTATTAGGAAGAGCCATTTTTCACCTCACGCAGGGATGTCTAAAGTGCAATCAAGAAATATTTGATGTAATTTGCTATCGTTATCGTATGTGTTGAAGAGCCAGTCAACATCGACCTTCGACACAAAAAAGAGACCACCAAAAGTGCCTTGATACCCGTGTAAGGCATCCACAATCTGCTGCGCCTTACTGAAACAATTTGCCATCAACTGAGCAAACACCGTAATCTGACAAACTGGTCTGTCTATACCCTTCACCGACTGTGGCCCTGTGTAAACCGGCTGATGAACGTCTCTGAGCTGCCACGTTACGAAGGTCGGTTCGCTTGCAAAGTTTCGGTTGAACACTGCATAAACCGGTGTCGGCGTACAAACCGTGACCAGTTGGGCTTGTATCGCTTGTGCATAAACGACTGTGCTATTTTGCCCCATATCAGACTGCCACGCTAGGTTCGTTTCGATAACACATCAGCGAAACCCACTGTCTGTCATCGTGCTCAAATACCTCTGCGATTCGCCAACTGTTTCCCCGAAACGTGACCGAGTAATCCTCTTGATTATCCGAGATCGTCCGCATGTTGGGCGTGTAGTTCACGATGAAGTCCATCATGTTGTCGTACTGCCTGAACTTTTCTAACGTGCGAATCCGATTGTGAACCGACTTAGTCTTTGCTCGCGTCTTGAACCACAGCGTCTCTACCGTCGTTTGTTCACCCAAATTAGTGACCGTAAACGACAGATTGTTAATGCTTATCTCGTCGACGCGTAAGACCATTACATCACCAACGGCTTGTAAGGTCTAAGAAGCTGATCGACTGCCCACGGAATCTGCTTTATAGGCTCGGCGGACATTGCAGAACGATGATTGTAGAAGTGCGTCAACAACATGAGGCCCGCTTGTTTGACAACGGGATACTGACCAATGACCGAGCCCTGTAAGGTGTACTGGCAAAGCATCGGAGCAGTCATGTAAGTGTTGATGTTGTTGGGAACCTCGAAGAGAACGACTTTGTTCCCAGTCGGGTCGTAGTAGTAGTTCGTGTTCGTAATCGTCGTAAGTGTCGGCGGATTAAGGTCGGTGTAATACTTCACCCAATTGATTGTCACGCCATTCTGCGAGACTTCGGGGAGATCAAGGCTTACAGGTGTAGCCATAAGCCCTGAGATCATGTAAGAGGCTTGATAAGTCACATTGAAGATCGGGATACCTAAGTAGTCCTCAATCGCCATCCGTGTAGCGAGTTCTAACTGACTTAGGTAATCGTCCTGCGACTCATCCTGAAACAAATTCAACTGGTTGGTTATTTCCTCAAACGTCAGCCATTGAGTCACCGGATCACGGGTGCTCTGAATGACCTTCGAGTAGTTGAACGGGTTTCTGGAACCCGCTCCGAAGTTACCTTGCAGTTGGGATGGCATCTTAGGTTCCGATCAAACGTACACCGGCAGTTACATCACGAACGGTCGAGACCATCCGCTTCTCAGCATAGATCGTAATCGTTCCCGGCTGGGTCTGCTCCATTCTCTGAAGCGTCATCTCCGAGTGATCGACGATCCACATAAACCGAGGCCAGTTTGCAAGATAGATTGGAGAAGCGCCAACAGCGGGAGCGTCTAAGTAAGGATTCGCAATCACCGGCCAGCCCATAATGTTTACCGCAGGGCCTTCGTCCTTTTCGCCGATTTCTACAAGCGCGTAAGAGTTACC